AACCGAACAACTTAATTTTCTTTGCCAATTACCATCTTCTGGAGGAAAAGCATCAACGTGCCAATCATAATGTCCTTTTTTACCATAGTGGCCTAATTGAACATCTTCCATTCCGTGTATATCAAAATTCCATCCAGCATTTACGTTGGCACTTTTAATATATCCAAAGATAGTATCAAATATTTCTGTGGCCGGTGGAACCCAAACAACGTTAGTAATACGGGTTTCATCTTTAATTTCCATACCACCATTGCCGGTACCAACTGAAGCTTTTAGTGCTTTATCTTTACTGAAATGTTCCTCAATCCATCGGTCACAAACTTCTGGTTTAATCTCTGCTTCCCAAAACCAATATACATTTTTAAAAATCATGATATAATCACCTTATATGTTATAACCTCTACTATTTATTCATTCGATGGCAGAGGTGTGTTACCTTGTGCCAACCACTTTAGGTAGGCTTGCCAATCGGTGTTATCAGGGTCATTGGGGATATAAGCACCATCAGGCAAACGCTTAATTGTATTGGCAATTAAATTACCTTGAATATCATTTACTTGTTGATAGTTATATTCCATTTATAACTCCGCTGATGCTGAATAATGAATAGCTACTGACTGCCCTGAGGCACCAGCTTGCACATCAACTGTACCTGTATAACTATTAGTTGAATTATTGCCAAATGGATTTACTGTAAAAGTTACATCGACTGAAGCGGCATAATTTCTTCCATTTGCATTTGCTGCAGCAGGATTATAAGAAGTAACAGTTGGCGCTGTTCTCATTGGTACAGGAAATCTCCATACCATTTGTGTTCCATAGCCACTTGTAATAGCACCATTAAAAACTGCCCCAGCTGCGCCAGTATTTTGCGCCCAAGCTGTTCCTATTTGAAATGTTGAAGATGTGTACCTTTGGCAAAGCATTAACTCACGACCATAATCACGGAAATCAAAAGTAGTAGCAGAGCTACCTACTTCTAGTTGTACGCCTGTTATGTAGAATGTTGCGCCAGATGTGCCTACTACTGATACTGCGCCTGTGGGTGCAAAATATGTAGATGATGCCCAAGCGTTAGCAGGTCCGCTATATGTTGTACCCATTCCTAATGAAAAGAACAAATTTAATCCAATACCATTGGTTGTAAGCCATGTTCCAGAAGTATCGCCAGCAATAATGATGCTAATTGCTGTCCAAGTATTTGCAGAATTAATAGTGTAACTAAATGGATAACAACGACCATATCCATTATTTGATATTGAGCCTCCGAAAGTTCCAGTTAAAGAACTATAAACTTGAAATGATAAAGTCACAGTTTTGGCATTGGCAGTACCCCACCCTAAATCTGCAATATTTAAACCTTCAATTTTTTGACCTTGAACAAAATAATTAGTACCAGTAGGACTATAAGCAGACGTGGAGGTGCAACCTAAGTAATTTATAAATCCTGTTGGTGGTGTCACAGATCCAGCGTTTTGCTGAACTGTGTATTTTGATGCAATGTTACTATAAGAAATCCATCTATCTAGTGTATAAACTCCTTCACCACCCGTAACGCTAGCACCAGCATTACGCTGGTCAATACGAAAATCACCGTTAATAATTCTATTTTTGAATCCTACATGTTGCGCTGAACTTACTAATTGATTACTAGTAATTACACCAGTCAACTGTGTATTAGCCACAGAAGTAATCTGAGAACTAATAATGTTACCAGTAATTGCCGTATTGGCTACTGATCCAATGTCAGCTGAAGATATTTTTTGTTGTGCCATTTTTAATTACTCTCTGGCGGTAACGGTGTGTTACCTTGTGATAACCACTCTTGATATGCTTGCCAATCGGTGTTAGCTGGATCATTTGGTATAAATGCATTGTCCGGTAAACGCAAAATCATGTCATAATTAATATTTTTACTTGGGTCTAATATATATTGATAATTATATTTCATCATAACTCCGCAGAAACTGTGTAATGTGTATAGTAAAAATTAGTTGCTGTTGCTGTTCCAAGTAATGCATATAAAACCGAAGTTTCTCCAGTACCTAATGGCGTAACTACTTTATTGGTTGTAGTTCCTCCTTCTCTTGCATAACCGGAAGCGCCATCATAAGTAGAATATACAGTCAAAGTAGGAGCAACTCTCATATTAATAGGAAGTTTTGCATAACAAGTTGTATTAGTATCAGCAGCATAATATCCAACTCTGCCATTACCAATATTTGATGATCCTGGAATAGTTCCATAATCATAAGATTTTGCGTAATACCGTTGGCACATAATTAACTCACGACTAAAGTCACGGAAGTCAAAACTCGTTGCTTGTGTACCTGCCTCAAGTTGTACACCAGTAATTTGAAAAGTATTGCCTGTTGTAACTAAACCATTTGTGGTACCACTAACTCCATATTTGCTTAAAGCGTTCCATCCAGAAGAAGATTGATAAGTTGTTCCAAGAGCAATATAAAAATTTACAACAATTCCACGGCCATTATTTGTAAGCCATGTTCCAGTTGTATCACCAGTAAAAGTTATAGTTTTTTGTTCCCATGTACCTGCAACATTGATTGTGTAAGACTGTGGATTTATTCTTGAAGCGCCATTATTATAAAGAGTGCAAGAATAATTACCCGTTGTAGTTGCTTTTACCCAAAATGAAACCGTTACGGAAATTGCTGAAGCTGAACCCCAAGCTAAATCTGCAACATTATTTCCTTCAATAAGTTGCGTTATTACAGCATATTCACCAGCACCAATTGCTCCTGATCCTGTAGATGCAGTTACTTTTAAAGAATTAATAAAACCAAAAGGTGCATCAGAAACTTGTTGTGCTGATAAAATTCCAGTTGTTAGACCATCTTCTACAAGCCATCTATCAAGAGTAACTACAGCAGTGTTATTAACAGTTACAGCTGTAGCAGCATTTCGTTGGTCTATTACCATGGCACCATTAATAATCCTATTTTTGAACCCCATGTATTGTGCTGAAGTTACCAATTGATTACTATTGATCACACCAGTTAACTGTGTATTAGCCACAGAAGTAATCTGTGAACTAATAATGTTACCAGTAATTGCTGTATTAGAAACCGATACAATGTGTGTAGATGTAATAGTATTATTGGCCACATGAGCTGATGTGATAGAACCATTAGCAATCATTGTTGCTGAAATAGCATTTGAAGATATTACATCAGAAGTTATTTGAGTGAGTGCCATAGTTTAAGCCGTAAAAGTTCCTGATGAATTAAAGGTGTGTATGGTATAGCCTCCAGAAGAAGTTACTGCGCCGCCGGTTCCTTTTTGTATACCCACATAAGAAATAATTACAATACCTGAACCTCCAGCATAATTTGATCCTGGACCAGCACCTGTATTATTTGCTCCGCCGCCACCACCAGTGTTTGTTGATCCTGCGCTGCCATAATTGGCACCGCCGCCAGTTCCTCCTGTACCGCTATTCCAACCACCGCCACCACCGGCATAATACACACTTGATCCTGAAATTGAAGATGCAGAACCAATACCTCCTGGTTGACCGGTTGCAGCTGCGCCAGCCCCGCCGCCTCCACCACCCAAAGGACCTGTTATTGTATATCCAGGATTTCCTTGACCTGGTGTTCCTGATCCTCCAGCAACGGATCCTGTAGGACCTCCGCCACCACCGCCAGAACCGCCCGATAATCCAACCGATCCGTTTCCTCCACCGCCGCCGCCAGCTAAAGCAGTTGTTGAAGAAAAAGTAGAATTTGTTCCTGTTGTTCCTTGTCCCGTTCCAGCATTGCCTGATCCTCCAGCACCAACAGAAATACTGTATGCGGTTCCTAAATTAACTTGAACCGTACCTGTTAAAAATCCTCCGGCACCACCTCCACCTCCGTAGTTTGAACCTCCACCACCAGCACCAGCAACTACCAAATAATTAATATTATATCCTCCGGCCAATATAAACCAACCAGTAGAGGTATTTACTTCAAGTGCTGAGTTAGATGTATTCCATCGTATAGCACCGTTGGCTGAATTGACCGGCCTTTGTGCAGTTGTTCCTGTTGGAACAATCAAAGCACCAGTAGTATTACTTGCATCAATAATACCAGACACAGCGTTCATTGTAATAGTATTTGCTGAAGTAATGATTGTATTGCCAGCTGTGTTGCTTAAATTATTTGCTGTAGGATTTCCTCCGGCACCAGGTGCCAATTGAGCAGCAGTAACAAGACCAGTAATAGATGTGTTACTTACTGAAGAA